AGAAACGTGGCGGCTTAATACGTACTGATGATGGTGGAGCAAGCTATCACTGCTTTAACTGCGGATGGAAGGCTAGTTGGAGACCTGGACGTAATCTAGGCAAGCGTATGCAGGACTTGCTACGCTGGTTAGGTGCCAGTGATGATCAAGTGAATCGAATAGCATTTGAATGCCTAAAGATTGAAGCAGGTAAGAAGTCTAAGGACATCATTGCTATTCCAGAGTTTACGCCTAGAGACATGCCTAAGAACTCACGATTGATCACAGAGGATCTAATACTAGAAGATGATAGGGTAATTCCTGTAGTAGAATACATCTATGCTAGAGGATTGACTCTAGAGGACTGTGATTTCTATTGGAGCGATCATCCGGGCTTTGCTGATAGGGTTATTATCCCCTTAACAGTAGATCGAAAGATCATGGGATACATTGCTCGCAAGTGTAGAGAAGGTAAACCAAAGTATCTAACCGAACACCCCCCGCATATCGTATTCAATCTAGATAAGCAACCCTACGATCGTAAGTTTGTTCTAGTGTTTGAAGGTAGTATTGATGCTATCATGCTAGGTGGTGTGGCTGTGCTTACTAACGAAATCAGCAGTGAACAAGCATTACAGATTAATAAGTTAGGTAAGCAAATAATCGTTGTTCCTGATCAAGATAAAGCAGGAGAGACTATGGCTAGACAAGCGATTGATCTAGGTTGGAGTATTGCTTTCCCAAATTGGGAAGATGATGTTAAGGATGCAGGTGATGCTATTAAACGATATGGACGTTTAGCCACTATGATAAGTATCATGAAGAACGTTGAGACAACTGAACTTAAATCTAAATTAAGGATGAAATTATGAAGAAGATATGGGAATGGATATCATGGCCGATGCGTACATATATGGAAAGACGTAGACTTCGCAAGCGCATAGAAGAGTTGCGTAAGAGAGATCCGTTTATCTACAGATGATTATATGGGGCATCTCGGGAAATAGCCACGACGCTTCTATCGCCGTATTCGATGATGAGAAGCTACTCTTCGCTAGCCAAACAGAACGATTCACTGGAAAGAAAAACGATAGAGATCTGTCAGCAGGTATGGTTAGACAGTTAATGAATCGATATGGTCATCCATCTCGTATCTGTTGGTATGAACGTCCCTTTATGAAGTCACTAAGGCAACTATGGGCAGGGCAAGGCCTTCGATTCAAACAGAATAATATAGAAGAATACTTAAAGAAGTACGGTATTGAAGATGTTCCAATAACATACATTGATCATCATCATTCACATGCTGCTGCTGCATTCTATACTGCTCCATGGTTTGAATGTGCTGTGCTGTGTATAGATAGTATAGGTGAATGGAATACAACAAGCATATGGAAAGGACGTAGTGGCTATCTAAAGAAGAAGTGGACTAAGAACTTCCCTGATAGCCTAGGGCTGTTCTATAGTGCTATGACACAACGTATAGGACTCAAACCGCAAGAAGATGAATACATCCTTATGGGTATGGCAGCATACGGCGATCCAACTAGACTAAAGGACCGCATACTAGAAGATATGTGGAATGATAGTAAGTTAACTGTTAATCTACATAGAGGATGTGCTTATTGGGCAGAGGAACTAGATAGCGTACAGGATCTATTTGATATTGCTGCTGCTACACAGAGTATCTATGAGGATCAGTTTCGATTACTACTACAGAAGACCAAGGACTTGACAGGTGCTACACGTATAGCACTAGCAGGCGGCTGCGCTCTTAATTGTCTAGCCAATACTATCGCTTGGGAATACTTTGACGATGTTTGGATATTCCCTAATCCAGGTGATAGTGGATCAAGCGTAGGTGCTGTACTTGCACATACTTGCTATAATCTAAATTGGGAGAATTGTTATCTAGGCTATGACATACCAGGCAAGTATCCTGTAGACTATGTGTTAAAGGATCTATTAAAAGGTATCCCAGTTGGGGTAGCCAATGGTAAAGCAGAGTTTGGACCTAGGGCATTGGGTAATAGAAGTCTACTAGCAGATCCTAGATCCAACGACATTAAGATCAAAGTAAACGATATCAAGAAGAGACAGCAGTTCCGTCCATTTGCTCCTGCTGTACTAGAAGAACATGCTAGTGAATACTTTGATTTAAAGTATCCATCACGCTTTATGCAGTATGCTGTTAAATGCACTAGACCAGACGAACTACCTGCTATCGTACATCACGATAATACAAGCAGGGTACAGACTGTTCCAAAGGATGGTAGTGGCTTTAGACAGTTGCTAGAAGCATGGTATGCAGAAACTGGGTGCCCTGTGCTACTCAACACTAGCCTAAATATCAAAGGACAACCTATAGCAAACGATCGTAGAGATGCACAATTGTTTAGCAAGTACTATAATGTTCCGGTACACACTGCCCAAATATAAGATTGAGTCTATCAACAAGAGGTATTATAGTATAGTATGGCTGATTATAACTACGACACACAGAAACTTTACTTGGAGATGTTCCTAGCAGATGCCGAAACCTTTGTGCGAGTGCAGAACATATTCGAACATGAGAGCTTCGATCGTAAACTACAGCCAGTAGCAAAGTATCTCAAGGACTATGTTGACAAGTATAAGGTAATGCCTGAACTGCGAATCGTCCGTGCAGAAACAGGTATGGACTTACTAGATGCTACAGATATACCTAAAGAGAACTATGATTGGTTGCTAGATGAGTTTGAACGCTTCTCTAGACACAAAGCACTCGAACGGGCTATCCTGGCTAGTGCTGATCTACTCGAAAAAGGAGATTACGGCCCAGTAGAGAAGATGATCAAAGACGCAGTACAGATAAGTCTGGCTAAAGATATGGGCACAGACTACTTTGCTGATCCTAGGGCTAGACTATTGGCACTTAAAGATAACAATGGACAGATAAGCACAGGATGGAAAGCCATAGATCAGAAACTATACGGTGGCTTCAATAGAGGTGAACTAAACATCTTCTGCGGTGGATCGGGCGCAGGTAAGAGTCTGTTCCTACAGAATTTAGCAGTGAACTTCGCAAGTGTCGGACTTAATGTACTATACTTAACTTTCGAACTTAGTGAAGCACTGACTAGTATGCGTATCGATAGTATGATCACAGGTATCGTTACCCGTGAGATCTTTAAGAGCATCGATGAAGTTGAACTTAAAGTAAGAGTAGCAGGTAAGAAGAGTGGTGCTATACAGGTCAAGTATATGCCCAGTGGTAAGAACGTAAATGACCTACGTGCCTATGTCAAAGAGTATAGCATCCGCAAAGGATATACTCCAGATGTTATCTTAATCGACTATCTAGATCTATTGATGCCAATATCAATCAAGATCAGTCCAGAGAACCTATTCATTAAGGACAAGTATGTAAGTGAAGAACTACGTAACTTTGCTATGGAGATCAAGGCTATCACTGTAACAGCAAGCCAGTTAAACAGAGCAGCAGTGGAAGAAGTAGAGTTTGATCATAGTCATATCAGTGGTGGACTATCTAAGATCCAGACAGCAGATAACGTGATTGGTATCTTTACTAGTAGAGCTATGCGTGAACGTGGACGCTATCAGATACAGTTCATGAAGACACGAAGCAGTAGTGGTGTAGGACAGAAGGTTGATCTAGCATTTGATCCAGATACATTACGCATTACTGACTGTGATGAAGCAGAAGAGGATAGCAATCCATCAGGTGGACGTAGCAGGATCGCTGATAGTATCAAGGCACGTACTACTGTTAAGTCAGAAGAAGATCCTATTAAGGAAGTAGCAAAGGTAAGAGCACAAACAGGCGGCTCTAAACTACGTGAACTACTAAACAATGTAAACAGAGAAGACGAGATATAAAAAAACGGGCACTAAGCCCGTTTACTTATATTGAACGCATCATCTCTAACGCTGCTTTATAATTGCCTGCTTGCGCATATTGGCTAGCTCTTATAGCAGCATCGATCATAGCAAAGAATGTGCTCATCGTACATATCCTGCTGATGAACGGGCTACTTCATAGATATCACAACGTGATAATCCTAGATCGGCTAACTCTCTATCATTTAGCATAGATAACTCTGATAGGGCCTTGCGGTAACGGCTATACTCTTTAAACTTTCGAACGATTGTAGTTATAGACATCTTTAGTTCTCCTGTGTGTGATGTTTATCAGTATACACAGTATTTAGCAGATGCACAAGCAGAAAATGCTGCATTGCAGCGCAACCCTGCTATGCGTAAA